TATCAATCCCGTTTATCCTTCACATCCCTCTTTATTTGTTCTCCCCCCTTGGTGTGAATGATGAGAGCCTTGTCGAGACCCAACGTCTCTGGCACCAACTCCTCTTGCTCATACAGAAGGAAGGGTTTGGCATCTTCTAAGTAGCACTCGTCGTATCCCTCGTCTACCACGGCCGTAACTTCATCCTCCCTCTTCTTCACAATCAGTTTGACCTTATCCCCATTGATGTAATGAACCAAGAGGAACCGGTCGTCTCTCAGAGGGATTGCGGTCTCGTGCCACCACTGTTTCAGTTGGGTGGTCTTTTCTTTGTACACAGCCCTGGTCAACGTCTTGAGGAAGAACAGGGTGTATAGGAAAGTGATCTGCCAACTCTTGGTGATGGAATGAAGAGCCACAAAAGCGCCAATGTGGTCCTTCAAGAGTGGCCAGTAGACGTCCTTCACAGCGACGAGGTTTATCAACGTAAATAGGTAGAATAGCACAGATACGATCATTTTCTATAAACCCGGATAGCGTTAAACCAACTTTGCCGCTAGCGGTAGCATCTCTGCAAAGCAACTATGCCGTGGAAAAACTTGAATAGATTTATCTACGAACAATCCAAGATAATAAAAGGAATGAGCAATATCTCTATCAATGAGTTCCTACGGGAGATGAAAGCCCCCAACGACCCTGCTCACACACATGTGTCAGTGGGCACTCCCAGAGGCGTCTACGCCTTCGGGTCCAAGATGAAGGACTTCTGGCAGATCTACAACAACTCATTAAATCAGAATAAACCCATGTACTTGGCCGAAAACCCCGGCAAAGAGACACCCATCCTTGTCGACATTGACCTCAGAGTCAAGAAGTCTACTCTATCAAAAGATGAAGAGAAGAGACCTCACCTCTACACAGACGAACAGGTTGAGAGAATCGTTGGCGCATACCAACAGGCCATTCACGAGGTTGTGGACTTTTCAAATGTAGATGCTGGCAAGCGAGACGGTGCATACACCTGCGTGCTACTTGAAAAGAAGCCCTACGAGGCGGAGATCGGTGGGGAGAAGTACATCAAGAACGGCTTCCATCTCCACTTCCCGAAACTGTTCCTCGACAAGAGGGTTCAGGAGGTATACATCATCCCAAAAGTAAAAGAGTGCATCAACGGTCTATTTGATAACATCGGAGCCAAGGACTTTCTCGACACCCACTCAATCAACGTTCACTGGCTCCTTTACGGTTCCAGAAAACATAACAACATTCCTTACATGGCAACCAAGTGCTTCCTCAAAAACGCTGAAGAGGTCACTCTTGATAAAGGTCTATCCGACTACGTATGCAGCAGGTATCCGGGTGAATCTCCAGATGATGTGGTTTGTAAAGGTCGCGTGAAAGAGATGCTACCGCGTATCTTGTCCATCTTCCTCTACGACAGGGCAAGCAGCTATTTTTACAATCCCAAACCCAGCGTCATCACTCCCCTTATGAAGAGTTTTGAGATGGTCAAGATCAAGAGGAAGCAGTACGACAATGACTCCGTCGAGAAGCAGCTCCAGGAGGCGCAGCAGCTCTTAGGGATGATGAACGCCTCACGCGCAGACGACCGCTCAACCTGGCTCAACGTCGGCTACTGTCTGTGGCAGATCAGCGGAGGTGACGACGACGGTTTCTCGCAGTGGCTCGAGTTCTCTGAGCAGAGCGACAAGTTTGACGAGAGCGAGTGTCTGTCGTTGTGGCGACAGAAGATGAGGCGCAGCAACTTCACCATAGCCACTCTCAAGTACTACGCCAAACAGGACAGTCCTGAGGAGTATGAGAAGATGATCGATGAGAAGACCCATCATCTCGTCATCGAGGCCGTCAACGGATGCCACAACGACGTCGCCAAGATCTTGAACAACGAGTACGGCAACGAGTTCGTGTGCACCTCGATCGCTAACAAGGAATGGTACCAGTTCAAAGAACACATATGGAAGCCGCTCGACAAGGGCACCCGCCTCCGTGAGCGTATCTCAGACGACAACGGTATCATCATCAAGCAGCTCAAGTCCAAGCGCAGCGACATCTACAGTGAGCTCGAGGACCTAGAAGGCGACGATCCTGAGAAGAAGGATTGTGAGAAGAGGCTCAAGAAGATCAACGATCTCATCAAACAGTGCAAGGCCACTCCATTCAAGAACCACGTGATGGTAGAGTCTCAGGAGGTATTCTATAATCCAGAGTTCTACAATCTCCTCAATAAGAACCCGTACCTGGTCGCCTTCAAGAACGGAGTCTACGACTTTGAGAACGACATCTTCAGGGACGGCAACCCGGAAGACTACATCTCAGTCGCGATACCCGTCGAGTACGTGGACTACGGATCCATTGACCACCCCGAGGTAATCGATGTAGACGACTTCTTTCAGAAGGTCTTCCCAGACCACGAGGTCCGTGACTACTTCCTGGATCAGGCGTGCCACGTCTTCGTAGGAGGTAACCACAACAAGGTGATCCTGATGTGGACCGGTGAGGGTAATAACGGTAAGACGGTAACCCAGACCCTATTTGAGAAGATGCTCGGTAAGCTGGCCGTCAAGTTTAGCACGTCTCTCCTCACGGGTAAGAAGGCCAACATCGGGTCTGCCAATCCTGAGATGGCTCGCGCCGGTGACGGTGTGAGGTGGGCCGTCATGGATGAGCCCAACGCCGACGAGATGATCAGCTCTGGCACGCTCAAGTGTCTGACCGGCAACGACTCGTACTGGGCTCGCGACCTTTTCCAGAAGGGCAAGGAGACGAGGGAGATCCAACCCATGTTCAAGTTGCACATGATCTGCAACAAGCTTCCAGCCATCAAAGACGCGGACAGGGCGACGTGGAACAGGATCCGCGTCATCCCCTTTGAGAGTACGTTCAAGCCTGAAAATGAATGTCCTACCGACTTTGAAGATCAGATCAACCAGAAGATCTTCCCCATGGACAAGAACTTTACGGACAAGATTCCGAAGATGACGCAGCCGCTGGCCTGGTACCTCATCCAGAGGTGGCGCGCAATCAGGAAGCTTGAGTTGGTTGAACCCGAGAAAGTCAAGGTGGCCACCGACATATACAGGCAGGAGAACGACATCTACAAGCAGTTCGAGCATCAATGTGTCTTTGCGAAAAAGGAGATGAAGCTCACGCCTGCCACCCTATACTCACACTTCAAGGAGTGGTTCAAAGAGGAGTGCCCCAACCACACCACCCCGACCAGGAGCGCCGTCAGGCAACACTTCATCACACAATGGGGTGAGCTTGAGAAGGGTAAGTATTGGCCTAACAAGACTTGCAAGCAATCATCTTTCAATGAAGATGACGATGATATTGGAACTGAGGAAAGAGCTAAAGTCAACCCATTCATGTAATGTGTTGTAAGGAGATGAAGCTCACGCCCGCCACCCTATACTCCTTCAAGGAGTGGTTCAAAGAGGAGTACCCCAACCACACCACCACCGTCATAATCCCCGGGGATTATGACAGATACTTCAAGACTCCACATACCTACTCTTCATCGCGCTTGCGAGTCTCTGCAAACTTGATGTAGTCATCGCAACCAAACTTAAAGTCTGGGATCTGATTGTCTGCCTTGAAGTAAAAGACCGCGTCGGTCCATTCATTGCTTTGGGTCTGGTTGTCGATGTAGATGCATGTGAAGTCGTTGGTGAGCTCGTTCATGAGCTGACAGAAGATGGTATACGAAGGGATGATGCTGGCAAAGTTCTTGTAGATCTTCTCACGATTGCTCCGGTTCGGCTCCCTAAAGATAAAGACGCCGTCAATGTTGGTTCGGATGTTGGGTTTGAAGTCGAACACGTACTGGTTCGCGAAGATGGCAAGCATGTCCCAATGTCGCCCGTTCTTGAAAAAACCTTGAAGAAGGGGGTCGTTGAAGATCTTGACGTCGTCCATGCAATCGTCCATCACAATCACGGCCCAGGCATTGGGTAGGTGTTTCTTGGATAATTTCTGACGTTGGATAAAGTCCTCGATCACTTCCTTATTGTACTTTTCGTGGATGAAGTTATCAGGAAAGATACGGGAGTAGAACTTGTTAGTATCCTCAGAACCGGAGATGACGAGACCTACAGGTAGGAGGTGCTTTTTAGCGTAAAGAAGGTGCTTGATCAAAACAGACTTACCCGAACCGGGCTTGCCAATGATGGTTATCTTGGAACCGCCCAGATTGGACTTGATGCTTTCAAGATTGGGCCTGATTGAGTCTAGGTTCAGTTCTCTGATTGGGACTTTTTGTACGACCATTTTCTCTCATATGGTGGGTCTCTAACCCTTTAGCGAGTCCTACGCGAACCAATGAAATGGTACGACATGAAATGGTACGACGAGGAGTTGATTGTGAGTATATGGCTCAGGAAATGAATTATGGATAGCTTGGATGATAGAAAAGAGTAAAGTATCATGTCTAACCAAACAGTCAATGTTATCTCCGCCGAACAAGACGCCTCATTTCACAAACTCAATGTCGACAACATTGTCGTCGAGGTACCCAAGACCGCAGTTGCCCCAGGGCAGAAGGGTGTTTGGGTCAACATCAAGTACAAGTATGGCAATGGAAAGAAGGACAAACTGGACAAACTCAAGATTCAAACATCTGAACTCTTCTCGTACGGCATCTCGCGCTACGAGGAGTCTTCTCCGGCCAAGATGTGCCTTGTAATGGTGAACAGAAAGCTTCGCGAGGCCCAAGCCAACGACGAGGCCATTAGTGAGGAGGATCTAGAGGACATCAAAGTTGAAGACGCCACCGTCAAGATGTTGGACGACATCATCGAGAAAGTCAAGGAGGCAATGAAGGAGCCCGAGATGATCACCGCTCTCGGCAAGCAGCGCGACAAGAAGTGGATCTCCAACGTCGACGGTATGGAGATCGTCAAGAGGAAGGGGCAAGAGAACGGTATCGACGCGGCCTACGTCTACGCCAAGGTCGTCACAACCGACAACTTTATGAAGACCAAGTTCCTCAAAATTGATGAAAACGAAGAAGAGGGTGTCAGGGACCTCAATCAGGACGAGACTGTCGAGAAGCTATCTCAGAAGGACGTCAACTGCAGAGCCACGTTTATGATCGTGGTTGATAGCGTGTTTGTGGGTAAGGAGCCATACATACAGGTAAAACTATCCGAGGCTGTGGTAAGCGAGTTCATCGAGTACAAGCCCAAGCGCAACATCATCATGCCTGCCCGCTTCAGGAACAAGACGACTGAGAAGAAGTCTAGTGGTAAGGCTAAATTGGACGACTCTGACGAATCTGATGACGACACACCTACTACGATGCCCACCAAGAAGGTCATCAAGGATGACTCCGAAAACAACTCTGATTCAGATTAAACACAACACAAAGGTGAGTTATCATTAGGCCTCGGTTCTTTGGAGCCATCAAAATGTAACCTTTCGGGGTTACATTTCATGAATGGGTTATGTAGTATCCAATGTATACAAAAAATGAGTAGAACAGAGATTAATGATCAGTCACTTTGGAACGACGCCGCAATTGAGGAGACCATCAAACGTATGGACCCCGAACAATTGTACAGGTATCAGAAGATGGCCCAAAGTCTGTACGACAAGGCAAACGACCCCAATCCTCACACTATCAATATGGAGGTCGCTGCACAAGTGAGGCTGTTACTGCGCGACGGTCTGCACCCAGATATGCTCGAGGAGAATGAAAGACAGATCTACATCGACACATACGGTTTAAAGTCGTTGGAAGAGTACATAAAAGATGACGACGATAAAAGCGACGATCGACGCCCTGATTCAGACCAAGGCCAAGATCAAGGAGTTCCAAAAGGAGATGAATGGACTACGAAAACAGGAAAAAGAGTTATTAAAAGAGATCCAAAGCTACCTCAACGAACGAAACGAACAGGGTATTCGCGTAGACGACAAGACAGAAATCGAGATGACGATTCAAGAGAAGAAGATCAACCTCAACAAGAAGAACCATCAACAGAGAGTACGTCACCTACTCTACACACGAGGCATTGACGACGAGGACTTTGCGAACCAACTCCTCAACAAGACGAGCGACGTGGTCCAGGAACAGAAGATCAAAATCAACAAGGAGAAGTAAGGAGGTTTTATAACCACGTGGTGGTTATAAAAATACGGTTTCACGGTTTCATTACCATACGCGTTGTCCTTCCCGACTCACAACTGGGATTCAAAGAAGCACTCGAGAGCCAACTTGATAGCTTTGTGAGACAACCCTATCTTCATACTCTGGTCTATCAGTCCCACCCCGTCCAAGTTTTGCTTACCTTTGGTCACGATCTTGATTTGGTGACACTTCTTGAGGAGATCGAGTAGCGAGTCCCAGTACCTATCTGTCGAGTCCTGAATGAGTTTGACCACGTTCTTATACACCCTCTCCATCTCGGGTATGATGTTCTTGAAGAGCAACATCTCGAGATCCAAGACCACGAGTATCTTGGTCTCCTTGGGACCACTCACATAGAAGACGTCGACGTCGCCGTCTTCATCAAGCACTATCAGGTACTCCTCAGATATGATACCTATCTTGTACGGAATCGACTTGAGTGATGGTTCGATACGTTTAATCAGATCTATCAATCCTTGAGGCGACGACGTGACCCTCACCTCCTTCACAATAGACACGTCCGGATCGGCGGCCAAAACAGCCTCAAAATTGACCTCATTATCCCTCCATCTCGACAAAGATTGGAACTTCTTG